GAATTTATATAATCTATTAGAGTTGCATTACTTTTTTCAACCCATTCATTTATAAATTGTTTATACTGTTTTAGGTTATGACTTTTATTATGCCGTCTTATAAATTCTGATATAATAAAACCAGCGAAGAATGTTAAAATAGAAATTACTAATGATATTAGTGAAATTTTTGTTGATAAATCTAAAGTTTCATACCACGAAACTTCAGCATTGATGTGATTTGGCAAATGATAAGTAGTATCATTAAGCCAAAGCGGCTTGAAAACCTCATTGATACTGTCATTTGCCCATTTAAATATGTATTTTTCACCCATCATTTTTTACTTGTGATGCTATATTATTTTATTGATTAAACATTCGGATTCAATTTTATCTCCTTACCACAATGAGGGCAATGTATAACTCCCTCTTTAGGTTTATCAAAGAGTTCTGTTACTGGCACACCTAAAGCGGTGGCGATTTCTTCAAGTCGGCTTATGTTAGGATTTCCATTAAGCGACTTTGATAGTCCGACTTCTGTAATACCTATCATACCAGCAAGGTCTTTAAGCATTATACCTTTTTCTCGACAGATTTCTTTTATTCTAAAATTCATAATTAAACTATTTGTTTATGTTGCAAATATAGTCATAAAATTATATTCTGTATAAGAAAATCCACGCAATAATACTATTAGTTTAATAATTGATATTTATTAACTAATTTCTTATTGCTGATAATTATACTATCTATATATTTGCATCATAATAATTAAACAAGTAGTATAATTAATAAATATAAAGACTATGGCAGCAAAGAAGGGTGATGAAAAGTATGCAGTAGCATTCTACTTCTGTACATCAGGTAAAATAAACTTCATGTTAGGCAATAAAATGTATCAGCATATAAATACTGTTTATGACCAAAGAGAAGATGGTAGAGGTTTCAATACTTGTGAAGTCGTTTATAACTACAAGGCTCAAAAGTACGAGGTTCTGAATGTAGATACAGAGATAGGCAATAAAGAGATTACAATATTATAAGTTTAACCAGCAGGGCGAAAGCCCTGCGCAACAAAAAAGAATATGACCAAGAAAGAATTAATTGCAGCACTTGCAAATGTAAATGATGACGCGGTGGTATTGTTTGGCACGAAAGAAATTCAGTTTTTCGGTGCATTTGCTACACAGGTATATATTAACTGGGATAGTAATGAGGTTCTTATAGCCAATAAGCACACAGATGCCACAACACCAGTTTACTGCGAGTTATTACATGAGGATAAAACGCATTAACATAAATCGGCAGGGCGAAAGCCCTGCGCAATATAGAAGAATATGAAAGAAAATATATTTTTAAAAGCAGTTATAGAAAAACCGTTATTGAATAATGAACCAGAAGTTTTACACCTTTTCGTTCAAATTATCAATGAAATAACTTCTTGTATGTCAGAAGACGAGTTAAGAGGCTGTATGAGCTCTTTAATAGTAAGATACCCTTATTTTAAACTGTTTTTCGATTATGGTTTCGGACATAATCATATGTGGGTGAAAGCATCAGGTTCTTTAGAAAGATTGATATTGGTTGAGTTCTAATCCGGTAGCCTTATGGCTACCACAATATACACGATTATGAAAGCAGATTTAGTTTTAGTTATCAGCCCTGAAGCCCCACTGATGAAGCAATTGGGCAAAGTATTAGGTAGGTTGTGCTCTATGTGTGACTTTTCTACCATAGAAAGAGGCGAAAAGTATGTCACGATACGGCATGATGAAACAGGGCTTGTCGTGGCTTATACGAGTGAAGAAAGATTGAATGTGAAAATGAATTAAGAATGAAGAATGTATTAGAATCTTTGAAAGAAAGTGGCAAGAGTGGCAAAATCACAATCAGAGAGGCAGCTATAAAGCTGCATAAAGCAGGGTGGACGAGTTTTGTAGACGTGGATAAAACGAAACAATTACTTGAATTATGAACTCAATAAATGTAAACGGTTGCAGCGTATGCCAGCCCGGCAAAGAGAATTACACTACCTACAACACCAGGTTGAGAGGTAAAAGAGTGAGAATGTACCAGTACGATTACCGTACTGAAAGTGGTGAACTCTTTGCTTGTTGTGCGCCTACCTTAGAGGCGTGTAGAGAAAGACGGGATAAATGGCTTAGTTCACGACAATAAGCCAATTGTCGTGTATAACGATTGAAGATATTTCGTTATCTTTGGTTGTGGTAGTACCTTTGGGGTACTATCGCGGGGTGTAGCAGTGGTAGCTTTTCACTTTGACTTGGTGAAGGTCGGTTGTTCGATTCAGCCCCCCGCAACTATTGAGTATTAATTTAAATTTGACACGATTATGAACATTCTTACATTAAGCATCAAACAGAAGTATTTCGATGAAATCTTGGCAGGCAAGAAAACCCACGAATACCGTGAAATCAGACCAACTAACGCTAAGAAGTATATCACTTACCTATGTGGCGGTAAAGAATATCCGGCTGATGCAGAACTGCCTGAAGAAGGTGAGGTAGAATTGAAGCCTATCAAGTACGATGCAATCAAGCTTCTGACAGGTGCATATACAGGTAAACGTCCTTATATTATCGTTGAAGTGAAAGCAGCAGAAGCTGTTATTCTCACAGATGAAAACGGTAATGATATTGTTTACGAACATCAAGGCGAAGAATATCTTGCTGCACAAATGAATTATACTTTGGGCAAGATATTAGAAAAACATATAGATTGATTTGTTTAACTTTTAAAATTAGAAAGCAGAGTCGCAAGAAGAATTAACAGAGTAGCCGGGCCTCGCAGAAATATGAATGGTGCAGGGGCAGGTGGTAGATTGGTTGCCAATCGTAGAGGTACAGCAAGTGCCACACAGTTAGGATCACGCAGACAGCGTTACAGTGATCTTCGTACTTCATTTGGTTTAAGTGGTGGCTAGCTATGAACAAAGTAGAACAAGCGAGTCAATATATAGACCTCATTCGGGTAAAATCGAATGAGGCTTTACTGTTTTTATCACTTGGTAAAGATTCGCTTGTTCTGCTTGATTTAGTCTATCCGAAGTTTGACCGGATTGTTTGCGTGTTCATGTATTTCGTTAAGAATTTGGAACATATTAACCGTTGGATAAACTGGACTAAAGCCAAATATCCGAAAATAGAGTTTGTTCAAGTACCACATTGGAATCTCACTTATATTCTCCGTGGCGGTATGTATTGTGTGCCAAATCCGAAAGTAAAGCTGTTGAAGTTGGCAGATGTGGTAAAGGCTATGCAACTTACTCATGGAGTTTATTATACATTCTTGGGCATGAAAAAAGCTGATGGTATGAATCGTAGACTTATGTTGAAAGGGTATGAGGTAAACGGTTACGAGAATAACGGTATGGTTTATCCTTTGGCTGATTGGACACAAAAGGATATTCTTGCTTATATGAGGCAGCACAATTTACCCGAACCAGTTCGATATTCATTGAAAGCCAGTTCGGGTGTCGGTTTCAATCTTGACTGTATGCTTTGGATGGAGAAGAATTACCCACAGGACTTACAGAGAATTTACGAAGTTTTCCCGATGGCTGAAAGAGTGCTTTGGGAGTATCATAATCAACAAAATTAATAAGGAGGATTGCTGAGTCAGAAAAAGAAAGACAAGAGAACAGATATATGCTCAGGCAGAAAGATTGAGCGAAGCTAATTGGAGAAGAAAAAATACATGGAGTAGCAGTGCTGCAAGCAGGCGTGCAAAACAATCTCGTGATAATCTTATAGCAAGAGCCGAAAGGAATACTCTTCGGCAGAGAGGTTTCGGTCTAAGTAATGGCTAATATGGAATTATCAAAATACATAAAGAGTGAATCGGTGGAACTTAACCGCTCTGCCATTCACTTTGCAGACTATAATCCCCGGAAACTTTCCGATGAATCACGTAAGACACTGAAACGTGGCATCAAGAAATTCGGATTGGTAGGTGGAATAGTTGTGAATAAGCGTACCGGGCTTACCGTAGTCAGTGGACATCAGCGTTTGTCTGTCATGGACGAATTGCAAAAGTTTCCCGATAACGACTACCGCATTCGTGTTGATGTCATAGACGTGGACGAGCAGCAGGAAAAGGAGTTAAACATTCTAATGAACAACCCTAATGCACAAGGGACATGGGATTTTGACGCTCTTGCCCGTATTGTTCCTGATATTGACTGGAAAGATGCAGGTCTGACCGATGCAGACTTGAATATGATTGGTGTCGACTATCTTTTGCAGACCGAAGAGGAAAACTCTATTGCGGATGCTTTGTCTGATATGATGGTCCCAGTTTCCGAACAGAAAGAAGCCGATAAAGCCGCCAAGCAGTTGGAACGTGTCGAAAAGGTTGCCCACATGAAAGAGGTCAAACATCAGGTGAAAGAAAACGCACAGAAGCAAGCCGAGAACATGGATGCCTATGTGGTGTTGTCCTTTGATACCTATGAAGCTAAAGCCGCTTTCTGCGAAAGGTTCGGGTATGAACCAGATATGAAGTTTATAAAGGGAGAAGTTTTTGATGAACAAGTAGAAAGAATAGATTAATTATTGGGAGGAAAGCTGAGTTAGAAAGAAAACATATAGCCAGTTATATCAGCAGTCCAGACGAATAATGTACAACGCTGGAAGACAATACGGGTTAGGTTCTGCAAGACAAAGAAACATAAGGGATAGAACGAAATCCATAATGGGAAGATATGCTGAGAAAATAGATAGCTATTTCTCAAAAAGAGGAGTTGATGTCTATGGAAACAAGCCAATTTCTCGCCGTGTCTATATGGGTAACAATAACGGTTAAAATTATGATTGGCGATTTTATACTTTGGATAAGGAATGTTCTAAAGCAAAACCTGTTTTGTGTTCATCATTATGTTTGGAAAGGTAGTGTGATGTTCTCTGAGTTCAGGTATGAACAATGTGAGAAATGTGGAAAATTAAAGAAGTAATATGAGCAATAGTGAATCTCAAAATAGAAAAGGTAAAGGAGGAAGAAAGCCTAAGTTTGATTATACAAGCGAGGAATTTCTTTCTCTCGTGGAATCGTATGCCAAAAAGGGATTCACTGACAAGGAAATTGCTTATGCCATAGGGATTTTGCCTCAAACATTCTGCGAAAAGAAAAGTGAGTACACCGAAATATCCGAAGTCTTAGCGCGTGGGCGCGCGACAATCAATGCCACTGTAAGGGCTAAATTCCTTGCAATGGCTCTCGGTGGCATAAAAACCAAAAGCACCGTGGTAAGAAAGCTCCGTGATTCAGAAGGGAATTTGACGGGCGAAGATGAATTACAAGTAAGCGAAAGCGAGTTGGCTCCTAATTTGCAAGCAATGTCCGTTTGGCTGTACCACCATGATGAAGATTGGAGAAAGATTGAGCGCAAACAAGATGAAGACGCTGATATTCCAACAGACATAGAGCATGGCATCAACATTGATTCTTGGATTAAAGACAAGCTGAAATGATAGTACCTCAAGAAATTTACCATCCATTATACGAGGATAAGGAAAAATTTATAATTCTTATTACCGGTGGGCGTGGTTCGGGAAAGTCTTTCAATGCTTCTACCTTTATTGAGCGGTTGACTTTTGAAATGACTCCCGTAGAGAAAATAGTTCATCAGATTCTTTACACCCGTTACACGATGGTTTCTGCCGGTATGTCTATCATCCCCGAAATGATGGAGAAGATAGATTTGGACGGTACCACGAAATATTTCAAGACCACAAAGACGGACATAGTCAATAAGATGACTAAGAGCCGTATCATGTTTCGGGGTATCAAGACTTCTTCCGGAAACCAGACAGCAAAACTGAAATCCATTCAAGGCATTACGACTTTTGTCTGCGATGAAGCGGAAGAGTGGACAAGCGAAGATGAGTTCGACAAGATAATGCTCTCCATTCGCAAGAAGGGTATTCAGAACCGGATTATCATTATAATGAACCCATGTGATTCCAATCACTTCATCTACAAGAAATACATTGAGAAAACTCACAAGCTGGTAGAGATTGACGGTGTGCAGGTTCAGATTTCCACTCATCCGAATGTGCTCCATATCCATACTACGTATTTTGATAACTTGGATAACCTTTCTCCTGAGTTCCTGAAAGAGGTGGAAGATATGAAGGTGAGTAATCCTGAAAAGTATGCTCATGTGGTTATCGGCCGGTGGGCTGACGTTGCAGAAGGTGCTGTGTTCAAGAAGTGGGGAATTGTTGACGAGTTCCCGGCTTGGGCAAAGAAAATTGCTTTCGGGCAAGACTTCGGTTATACGCATGACCCGTCTGCTTCCATTCGTTGTGGTATCGTTGATAACGCCCTTTACTTGGATGAAGTGGATTACCGTACTGGATTGCTTTCTTCTGACATCATCAAGACTCTTCGCCCGTGGGGATTGAAAGTCATTGCTGACAGCGCAGACCCACGTTTGATTCAAGAGATACACAACGGAGGAATCAAGATATATGCCGTAGAGAAAGGTGCAGGCTCTATCAATGCCGGAATTGACAAAATGAAAGATATGGAGATTTATATAACCAAACGCTCGTACAACTTGCAAAGCGAGTTCAGAAAGTATGTTTGGGCAAAGGATAAGGACGGGAACTATATCAACGAACCGGAAGACCATGACAATCACGGAATAGATGCTGTACGTTACTATGTATTGGGTGAGCTTCTTGGTAAGATTCAGAAGCCGAAAGATTTAACAGGAATATTCACACATTAAAAATATAAACTATGCCATTGAATTTAGAAGAAATATTAGCATTGCCTGACATCGGGCAGAAGATAAACTACCTGAAGAAAGGTAGGAAGACTGAACTTCCCGACCGTTGCAAACTTTGGGATGATTGGAATCCGGAACGACATGAAATCATGGTTGACAAAAAGAAATATCCGGACAGAAAGGTTCTTGAAAAAGAAGCAGAGAAGCACTTCGATGAAAAAACGGGTAAGACTTATGAAATCGAAGCAAAGTATAAGACTGAACCGGTGAACCGTATCTCCATTCCATTGGAACAGGATATCGTGAACATCCAAACTGCTTTCACGGTCGGCACAGAACCGTCTATGGATTGCATTCCGACTGATGATGATGAAAAGAAGCTGCTGGATGCGGTAAAGGCTGTATTTAAATCCAACAAAATCAAATACCAAAACAAGAAGATTGTCCGTGCCTGGCTCTCCGAACAAGAAGCGGCAGAATATTGGTATGTTACCGATGATGATTCGTTTTGGGCAAAGTTTTGGAAGAAAGTTAAGACTACGTTCGGTGGCAAGGTCAAGCCCACCAAGAAACTGAAAAGCGTGTTATGGTCTCCATTCAGAGGTGATAAGCTATACCCGTTCTTTAACGACGAAGGTAAAATGATTGCTTTCTCACGTGAGTATAAAAAGAAGCTCATGGATGATTCGGAGGTCACCTGCTTTATGACTATCACGGACAAAATGGTTTATCAATGGGATTTGTCTAAAGGGTATGAAGAAAGAACTCCTTTTACTCATGGATTCCCAAAACTACCGGTTCTCTATGCTTATCGTCCTGAACCTTATTGCAAGAAGATAAAGACTTTTCGGGTCCGGTTGGAGAAACTATTATCCAATTATGCTGATTGTATAGACTACCATTTCTTCCCACTATTGAAGCTAATTGGTGATGTAGAGGGTTTCATGGGTAAGGTTAAGGATAGAATGGTCAAACTTACAGGTGAAGGTGCGGATGCCCAGTATCTGACGTGGAACCAAGTTCCGGATACGGTACGTTTTGAAGCAGAAACACTCACTAATATGGCTTATGATATGTCAAACACTCCAAGAATATCCTTTGAGACGTTGAAGGGGGTAGGCAAAGCATCAGGAACCGCTTTCCGCTTTATGTTCATGGGTGCACATATGGCGGTAGAAAATCACGGTGAGGTTATCGGTGAGTTCTTGCAGCGGAGAGTAAATTTCATTGTTTCCGCTTTAGGCTCTATCAATCCAACCGAGTTTAGCAAGGCATCGCAGACCATTGACATAGAAACAGAACTGGTTCCATATATGATTGATGATTTGAATGATAAGGTGACCACTGCCGTTTCCGCTGTCAGTGGTGGCATCTGGTCAACGCGTGAGGGAATCATGTTTGCCGGAAATGCTGATAGGGTAGAAGAGGAACTTGCAGAAATCAAAGAGGAACAAGCAGCAAAGAATGAGCAAATCGGAGATAAGGGAAAGAAAAACGCCTCTTAG